TATTATATTTATTTTTTACATATGTATGCTTTGACTTATCTTTAGATATTCTATCAAATTGATTTTTTCTCATTTTGTCAGTGAAAATAGTAGGATTACAATGCCAATAATCACCTTGAACTTCGATCATCAAATTATAATCCGTTAAATAATTATCAATTGCGTAATATTTTATATTTTTTTCACGCTCAAATTGTATATTTAAATTGGTTAAAATATCATCAGTTATCTGTTGCGGCTTAGATTGTGTTTTCCCAATTGCACCACTTTCAAATTCTTTTAATATGCGTTCTCTGACTTTTTGTTTATAATCAGGTTGTTGGGAATATACTTCTCTAAACCATGATTGTCTACATTCAGTAGAACAAAAATGATTTATTGTACCATTTTCTAATTGAGAAGGTTTAATATAAAATTCACTACCACAATAGTCACATTTTATTAATTTCTGAGTGAATTGTGAATTTAACACACCAACTCTTGTTTTTAACCATTCATTATTACATTGATGAGAACAAAATCTTTGAGTGGATTTTTTATAACATTCAAATTCTGTTCCACAAATTTCACATTTTCTAATCTCATAAGCTTGTTTTCTTTTATATTCAAAGTTACATTTTGAACAACAGAATTGATTCTCTTGTTTGTTTATATGATAGCCTCTACGATAAAATTCTTTTCCGCAATTTGTACAAGAAATTATTGTTCCTGTTTCTTTCAGTTTATATGAACATTCTTTTGAACAGGTTATATGCTTAACTTTTCCATCTAGTAAATTCTGATATCTATCTTTCTTTATCCTAATTTCTTTTCCACATGAATCACAATTATAATTCATATACTTTTCATTACGTTCTTGATTGCATTTTTGGCTACAATATTTAGTTTGTTTTGATTTTAAAACAGTAAATTCCTGTCCACAACTTGGACAAGTCTTCACAATCCATATTCCAGGACGCGATTTAGTTTTAATATTTGGCATATTACCAACTCCTATTTCATATTTTTATTTCTCATATAATGATAAAATTCAATTGCTTCATCTAAATTATCAGACTTAAAAAATCTCCAATTCTCTTTATTTTTATCATTTATATAACTTTCTTTATTGAAACCTAATGAATATAAATATCTCATCAATCTTACAGATGAAACATTATAATATTTATTTTCCATTTAATCCTCATTTCAAATGTGCATTATAATCTTTCCACGGTCTTGGCTTTCCCATAAGCTATTGACCGTTATAGCTACTTGTTGGGATAATGTCCCCACATATTACTATGTGTTTAGGCATAATCACACACCTACGGCATTTAGGGAATCGATAATTTTTTCCTGTGATAAATCACTATAAGCTGCTTTCATAGAAATAAGAGCAGAAGTTGCATCATCAATATTATCAAATTCAGAAACATTCTTTAAAATATTAGCGTTCACACTGGACTGCTTTGCCTTTTCCATACTCTGTCCCAAACGCATGAAATCTGCGGTACTATTCTGGATCTGCAGAGCAGTAGTACCAACGCTTTTAGCCATATCAAAGCTTTCCTTCTGGAATTCTTTTAGCTTACTGATTGGCTCATCGGATACTTTTCGCATTTCTGTAAGAGCAGTATCAAACTCTTTAACTATTTCTAAACCTTGTTTAAAAGTATTCCAAACTTGATTCATTGCCTGGAATGAAGTCAAATACTGAGCAAGGTTTACCATTTTTTCTTTCCAACCTGAGAAGAATTTGCTAAGTCCACTTTCGACAGGTTTTACAGAAGTTCCAAGATTTTTAATCTGTCCATTCAGTGTATTTAATTGAACACTTAAAGTCTGCGCTTCACCGGCACTATCCTTAAATGTACCTTTGAGTGAAACAATTCCATTTTTTTCTGTAAATCCACTAAAGGTAATATCCTGTACATTGGTAAGCTCTCTTAGATAACTTTCCAATTCACCTTTTGCATCTGTGATACTTGCCGGATCAATGATTTTACCAATACTACCAACAGATCCACTTAATCCACTGACTTTCTTCTCAAATTCACTAATGCCCATTTTGCCTTTTGCGACAGCAGTAGCCCATTTATTTATCTGTTCCTCACTAGATTTGAATACATCTCCAATTCCAGCAATGCCACTTTTGTCAGCTTTTATCTTGTCGAAAGCATTGTAAGCACTCTGAATTCGATCGCCATACTTACTAAAATTGTCTGTAATAGTCTTATCAATATCATCAAATCTCTGCTTTGCATTTGTTTCGGCAGTGTTCTGTGGTGTTTTGGCGTTTACTCTTGCCATAATTTTATTTCGTTCTTCTATAGCGGCGTTAGCTTCGGTTGTATTATGTCTAAACGTGTCAAGAGTACGAGCAAAAGCTTCATTGTCTGCCAGTGTCTTATAATCACCAACATAAGACTGATCAGTTACATATTTGGGGGTTTTAATAGAAGTGGAAGATGAAGTACTATTTGCAGACTTCTTAGAAACAGAGCTAACTTTTGCAGAAATAGAAGAGACATTTTTCTCAACAAGTTCTTTTACCTTAACTGCGTCACCGGCAACTTGTTCATATTCAGACATAATCTGTTTTACGTCATCAATTCTAGCTTGCATAACAGTAACTTCTTCGCCACTTGGAAGTGCCTTAGATATAACCGCTTGTCCATCAGCTTCAACTTTTGCCGTATATTTATCTGTCTTTCCATAGGCTTCTTCGAAAATTTGATTTAGTTTTTGAGCATAAGCTTCAGTCTGATCAAAGTTGAGAAAATCTTTTGGATCTAATTTTCCTGCTTTAATATTTTGGTATGCTTTTTCTGCCGATGCGGAAGCGGTCTGTGTCATTCCTTTTGGATTCTGATAAAGTAAATTACCATCCTTAGTCATTGTGGCTGATAATTTTTGCCACTCACCATTAGCAGAACGAATAGAAGCAGAGAATTTTACCATTCCATCATCAAGTTGTCTAATCTGTGGTCCAACAATGTCACTATCTGGATATTTCTTTTTTAATTCTGAAATGCCAGATTCATACATTTTCTGGTAATTCTTACTATAGTATTCTTCTGAAACTGCATTCTTTTTATTTCCAGTTGCTTTCGCAGCTTTACCTAAATCTTCCTTATTGCTTTTTAAAATATTCGCAAGATTCTGTAACTCATCTTTTTTCGCCAACATAGCATCAATCTGAGTCATTAATCCGGAAGTTACCTCAGATCCTAATGTTTCTCTGAGATTCTGAGCAGAGTCTGCAATTTCACTCATACTTGATTTAATTACATCAATAGAAGTTAAATCTAATAATGTAAACTGCTTTGAGTTTCCTGAAACAATACTTTCTGCGCCTTTTCCAATGTTGGTTAATGGTTTTCCAGCACCATTGGCAGACTTCTGTAATTTATCAATCTCTTTAGTGACGTTTTGAATATTTTTTCCTGCATTTGTCAACCCAGAGAAAATATCACCATTAAATTTTACGTTATTAATTTTCTGTAAAGCTTTCGCTGTTTTTTCAAGCTCATCAGCAATACTTTTTAATTGGCTGACTTTACTATCATCAACCTCTATACCAGTTTTTATACTAAAATCTTCATTAGGCATATAAATTCACTTCCTTTCTTACCATTTTAGATATCCAATAAACGTACTCCACGTAAGTTCCTTAATTGGATCTTTCTTTTCACTAATGTATTTCTGCATAAGCATATAAGCAGAAGTTGTTTTTGGAGCAGGTCTTCCCCATTCTGAAAAATTAAATCCTGTTCTCCAATATGGAGTTCCAGGAGCTGGATGTTCAGGACCATCAATGGCTCCACCGTGATAACCTTGTTTAAATATATACTCATAAATGTAGTCATTACCTACTCTATGTCCACCTAATTCATCAGAGCTTAAATTAACATTAATTTCCCCTGATAATGGCTTTACATCATATACATTTAATAGAGATTCAGTTCTTTCATAGTATTCAGGATTGAATGACATATACCAATCTTCAACTGCGAACCTGCTTGCATTTTCAATCTCAGGAGCAGCCTTTTTAGGTATTTCTTCATTTGTTTTCTTTTCTGCAGTCTCAATACTATCAGCTAATTTTCTAAATTTTCTAGCCGCCTTATTGAGATTAGAAGCGTTAATTTTTAATGAAATCATATTTTAACTCCTATTCAAACTGTAAAAAGCTCCATGACCTTTGACAGCCATGGAGCTTAACTAAATGTTCATATTTTATTTTGAAGAAATCGCTTTAACAAGCTTTATAATATCTTCCTTACTAATATCTTTCATCGCTTCAGCAAATACTGGTGCGAGAGAAGTACCAACCTGTTTCAACACATCATTCAGTCTGGTAACCTGGTTCTGAATAAATGCCTGTGTTCCATAATGATTAGTCATAAAATCCTGTGCAGTCATTTCCTCAATAGCTGTAAATTCTTTGACATCATTACCAATTGCTTTAATAAGTTCTACAACAAGTCCGTCTCTGTTAAGATAGTCATAATCTTCGGCCATAGTCTTATTGTCCATATGAATATATGTATAGTTGTTAATAATCGTGTACACATGAAGCACATGTCTAACTGGAGAGCTGACGCTTACAATATCCTTTTTCTCAACATCTTTCCAATATGCGTTTTCAACAATTTTTTCAGCAAGAGTCATTTTTGTATTAATCGGCATATATTCAATTTTTACCATAGATTCAATGTAATCCTGCTTTTCCTGATCGGATTCCTTCTTATTATATGTATTAATAAATTCCTGTACGGTAATATCTTTCATAGTTAATTACTCCTTTTCAAACAATTTTTCCTTTTACTCATAAACAGTAACTTTCCAATAGTTTCCATCGGATGTCCAAATTTCTATACAATCACCATATGGATTATATTTAACTCTGCATACCTGTGGTGATTCACATATTTTCCAATAAACATCCGATGGAATTCTATAGTTACTTCTTGTTAATAGTTCACTAATCTCATAAGAGTACATAATAATTTTTCCAATATTTAATTTTTCATTTCAGAGTATTTTTCACATACATAATCCTTGATTTCCGGTTGAACCCTTCCTTCAATAGCTTTTCTTAGTAAACTGCAATTTCTTGCATAGCGTTTACATGTCTTACACTTATCTTCGAATTTCACCTTATCATCGTCATTATCAAAGATTCCAATATATTCAACAGGATAAATAGTCAGTTCAATTCTTGGATTATCCTTGTCGTAGTAAATTCTCTGAGGGCGGAAGAGTGCTACATTATCATCCTTCCATATTAGCTGTGTTTCTGTGATTGTATCATCTAAGCATTTTTCATAGTTTGCACAATCTTTATCAATTCTATCGAAATAAAAAACAGCATCTATAAAAAAATGCTGTGTATCATTTACCTCTCTGGTCCAATTCTGTTTTTTAACTTCATCCTCGATTATTTTCTTGAATGCTTTTTTATAATCCTTCGCTTCTTTAGTCTCATATACCATTGAAAGTGGTCTACCATTTTTCATTATGGTACGTACAGAAGTATAATGGTTAACTGATGGTGGTATAGGAGAGGTCAGGTATAATTTTTCTGTCATAAATTTCCTTTAATCATGTGATTTTAATTATTTTTACTCGTATAATTAATAGAAACAAAACAAATTTTACTAAGGAGGATTTTGATATGAGAAATTTTAAGGAGCTTAAAGATAATGAGAAAGAAGAAATTGCTAAACAAATTGCATTGCAAATCACAGAACGAAATCACAACCACGATACAAGTAATGTTGCTAATACTTTATTGATGCTTACGATTTAATCATCAATGAATTTCTGCAGCACTAATCTACATTGACTGCATCTAATATAAGCTCTTTACATCTCATTAAAACAATTTGGGCTTGCCTCATAGTGAGTCCTTTTGTTTTTAATAAAGAAATAATTTCAGAAGTTATTTCAAAAAATCGTTTTTATTAATTCCCCAGAAATCATAGAATGTATTTAATTCATATTTATAATTATTTCCTGCAATCCATTTTTCATGTTCTGATTCTGTTCTTTTCTCAAATTCCATATAAAATCATCCTTTTACTCTTTATTTAATCTGTCCAATAAACTGTTTTACTTTATCAAAACCAACCATTGCACCAATACCACTTAAAATTCCAAGTAGCACTGCACAAATAATATTGTTTACATCAAAAGCAATACCATATAACTGGTAATATACAAGTGTTCCTACAGTTCCGATAACAATTGCAACAATAAAAGCAAGTAAATTGGAAGCATATTTTCTATTTGCTTCATCAAGTAATTTTTTAATTGTCTCAACTACAAGTCCTGTTGCAATACTATAAATTGCAAATAACATAATAAAAGTATTTGTATTCATTCATTTCACCTCTTTAACCGGCTGCTTTATTTTCTTCTTCATTATTTAAGTCTAAAGTTACAGATGGAGTCTCTATCGGATTTTCAAACTGTCCCATTTGATGTTCCACACGACTATTTTTCATATAACTTAAAACAGTTGGAATTAATGAGGCAGGAATAGCGACAAGTGCATACATAAAACTTGTGTCACCTGTAATAGTTGCCATATGTTCTGTAAACCATAAAATCTGTATACAAATAGCAATCACAGTCCATAACACCATCTTACTTGTTCTTGGTTTCTTAAACTTAGGAAATCTGCGTTTTGCTTCTCTAAGTTCTTTTCTCATTTCATATTGACGCTTTTGCTGTTTGATCTGCGTCATTTCTTTTTCAAATTCTTTTTCTGTTAAATATTTCATAATGTATCACCTATAATTCGTGATTTTTCCATTTTTCTCTAAGTCTCTTATGATCACTGATAAGGAATGCGAATACAAAGCGTCCTGGATTTCTTTTTGAATCTAAGACTGCCTGTAGTTCTGCATTACCGCGAAAAATATAAGCATTACTCTGAAGAGCATTTTCAAAGAATACACATTTTTCAGGATCATAGTATTTATTCATTACTTCGTTATATTCACGCATAAGCATTTATCCTTTTGATCATATAGAAAGGCGAAAAAATGAGGTAAGAATGATTTTAAAACGCGAACAATGCGAATAGGTCATATTTTTCTTACCTCCTTAATCACTCTTCAAAATTATTTATTAGTAGCTTTATTAACTACTGGTTTTACTGTAGAAACCGGTTTAATCTTTACTGTCTGTTTCTTTTTCTCATCAGCTTTCTCAAAAACTTTGTCATTTTTAAGAACTGGTTCGATATTTTTGATTCCATCCATTACCTCATCAGAATCATCAATTTCGTCATGAACTTTTTTTAATTCTTCATCAGAAATCTGCATGATTTTATCAATATTTCCCTGTACAGATGAGTTAAACGGAATATTCTTAATATTCATCGCAAGAAGTTTTTCTCTAGCTTCTTTTTGAGTAAGTCGTTTACCAAGCCAATCACTAATAATGTAGTAAACATCCTGGCACTCAGCTCTATCAAAGAGAGTTCTCCATCTTGGTTGACGTTCATATTCCCAACAGTACGGACAGTATTCATACTCAGTCTCACACATTAAACATTTTCTTTTCTTAGACATGGTATCTCCTTTCCTTCAATAAATCCCATGGACATATTAGCCCATGGGATTAAGAAAATATCAGTCTTCGTCTGCCTGTACATCATCTTTTGGGAATACCATATAGAACAGACGTTTCTTTCTTGCACAGTAGTCAGACTGAGCATCACCCTTGTAGTCAAATGTGGAATCATTCTTCATAGCAATTGTGGTCTCTGGACTTGGCTGGAAGCTTGGGAATACAATGTAACCAAGACGCAGAACGTCTTTTTCACATGGGTCACAATATAATCCAACGATTGTAAGGCGAACTGTTTTAGGGAATTTATTTGCATGATTCTCAATAATAACAGTGTCTTTACACTTGTACTCATATTTAATAAGCAGCTGTACGATTTCTGCATTGTCCTTTACTTTAGTTGGGAAAGTAATCTTCTTTGCTGCCAACTGGAATTTTGTATTCTCGTCAGCCTCACCATCAGATAAAGTAAAGGATTTACCTGTACCACCATCTTTATAAATTGGTGTTACACTAACAGTACCAGTAACAGGCTCATCTGGAAGATCGAAATCTGCTTTACTTGGATCTACAAGAAGCATTTTTGGAGCTTCTGTTTCACCTGCAGTATCAACCATGATCTTTTTAGATCCAGTTGTACCTGCATAAGCGCCAAGTACAAGGTGAGTATTTGTCAGAGTAACGGCTGCAGCTTTAGCAGTATAAGATCTCTTAATAAGAGCACCATCCTTATCAACAGAGTCTTTTGTATCTGCAGAAATGTCGATAGAAACATCACTGATGTCCGGAAGTCTGTAATAAACTTCTCCAGTGTCTTTATTATCAGCGACAGCATGAAGGGCTGAGTCCCAAATTACACCATCAAGATTAAACATGTGTGTATCCTCCTTTTAAATTTTTGCATAAAAAAAACAGACCTAAGTTTGGTCTGTACTACGTAACCAGTTAAATGACTCTTGTTTAATATTTTTCGTATCCATAAATCCGCTATAAGCTCCTTGTGTGAGAGCAATAGTAGAAGTGTAGATTTGTGAACGCTTAACGGCATCAATGAATTCATATATTCCGCATTCTTTTAACTGATCTTTACTATATTTGAAACCAGGATAAACAAGCATAGCAGAAATCAAATTAACTAATTGTGATTCATACGGCTTATTTGCCTGAGCTTTCATTCTATTTCGGTCTCTTTCGATGACCAGTTTTTTTGCAGTTGCTCCTTTTATAATCTTAGTTCCTGTATAAGTCATACCATTAATACGTCTTATATAAGAAACAATATGATGATAAATAAAGGAATCAATTGCAAAATCAAGTTCTTCATTATAAAGAACTGTTTCGCCTGTCTCATTTTTTGTAGCCAAGCGGAATTTGCTAAAATCTAAATCTCCAAATAAAATTCCTGTTTTGTCTGGTGTTAAGCTTGTGGCAAAAACACAGAAAAAATCAAATTCACTAATCTTATTCCAATCTTGCCCATTATCCCAAAGCATTACCTTAAAATCTGACGGTGTACCACATAACAAGCCTATCATCTGATAATATTCCTGCTCACCAAAATTAATAATATCCTGCATAGTCGGTTGCGAAATTGTTATATAACTGTTCAGTCTATATGGTTCTCTAAATAGAAGTTTGCACTCATCATATTTAAAGACTGATTCATCAAACTCTAACTTGTCCATGGCTGTTTATTAATAACCTGTCGCTTTCCATTTCGAATACCGGTGATATTATTTGTGGTTTCCTGTTCAAGAACAATAGTTCGGATGATATAATTTGAATCTGTAAAAGATTCCTTGTCGCTTACAATATTGCAATGTGCACCAAAAATATTAGACCAATTAAATCTGTCACGAATAATTGAGCCAATAAGATCGTGTCGTGTAATTCCTGTAAGTGGATCAATTGCATCACGTACATCTACCATTACTAAAAAAGTAACATTCATATAACACATGATTTGGTTGTACTTTGGAATGTCTGTGAATTCAGTTTTAAAACAAAGATGATGTCTAACTTTATCTTGTGTATTAGGTAAATAGAAGTGAGGATGGATATTTCCCTCTTCTCCATAATACATAGTCCAGTCGCCATCGTAGTTGATAGTTCCGTCCGGATTAAAAAGTTCAGTATCTTCTAGGTCTAAATTGTGAAATGCATACAAGAGTTCTGGAGATTTTAGTAAGGCTTTTTTAACCTTTTCTTTTAGATAAATATTATTATCATCAGGAACGCTCGTTAATGCTGTAAGCTTTGCAAGAAGTTCCTGCTTTGTTTGAAGCTTATCCATTTATGAGCCTCCCTTATAATACAGATGAAATTTGAAGTTGAATTTCTCCAACAATATTTCTTCCATCTTTATTTATAGAGCATTTAATTACAAGAATTTTCGTTAAATACTCTTTATTGTCTGCTATTTTAATTTTAATTTTGTTGCTTTCTTTTTGCTCTAACCAGGTGATTAAATCAGTATTATCCGTGACTTCGATTTCATCTGGGTCTTCATGTCTGTTATTTTTTACATAACATGACCAGCTACTTTTTGCTAAATAAGGGACAAATTCATCTGTGATTTCGTTACCCTGTATATTAAAGAATTTTGCAGTAATTAGTTTATAACTACCACCAATCTTAATTTTATTGGCATTACATAATAAATCACAATGAGTAGTATCCATTTTTGTTTCAGTGTCTGTATGGAATGGAGTGTCAGTAGGGACTTCATTGTCATATAAATCTGCATACATAGCAAAAATGTCGCCTTGAGCAACTTCAACATCATCTCTACCATCTGTATAAGGATCAAATTTATCCTGTGCAAAAGTAAGTCTCTTCAGTCCAAATAAAGGAGCTGTTTCAACTTTACTTATCTGGAATACATTTGGTTTTTCTACAGGTGCAGAAATGATTATACGCATATTTTTATTGTCTTCTTCTACATAGTAGATATCTTCAGTAATTGGATTCAACGGAACGATTGCCTTAAACTGGCTCTCGGTGGAAGTAGAGTAATAATCCGTCCAAAGGCCGGAATTATAAGAACTCTGTGTCCTAGTCACTCCCCAAATTTTCCGTTTATACCGTTTACCATTTTTCTTTACAATAAAATGAAACCAATAATCACATGGAAGAATATTGTATTTGACAAACTGATTACCTATTTCTTTTGTACAGATAAGCCATCTATGATAAATACCTTGATCATCAGCTATATCAATATATAATCCTACAAAGTCTTCATTAGAGTATTTTCGTCTGTAATCTGTTTCAAAATAATAGAGTTCATCAGTTGGTTCGAATTGTGTCTTCTGACTTGGTTTAAATTGTAGATAATACTCAACTTGATCTTTATCCAGTGAGCTATAAGATTTGACAATAAATTTTGCATCAATGCGAGTTTTGGTTGTATGTGGTCCATGAGTAATATTTCTATTCATAGTAGGAGAGTCATCATGATAATAATCATAGATATAACAAACCCTTGATGCGATAGAATTATTCCATGTCGCTTCCATAGCATCATCAGATTGTTTTTTAATCTGTTGACCAATCGTTCCAATATTCGCATATAATTGCTGCATCTCTCTAAAGGTAGGCATAATCAGTCCTCCTTTATTTTAAGCACTGCAACACCGGCATCTAAAATGAGTTTTCTATAATCCTCAAATTTAGAATCTGGTTTATTGTATGTAACTCTGGCAGCTTCTAATAATTCAATAATTGGTACCAACTCAATGGGATAGAAGAGTAGACTATTTAACCCATCTAAATCATATTGAATATTCTGGAATATTTCATTTACATCTTTACCTGGGTATTTATTTGAAGTATTTGGATCTGCACATTGTAATAAGAAAAAAATAGAACCTCGTAAGGTCTTCTTAATTTCCGACATTTGCATGTCACTGAATTTGCCGTAACGGTGTTTCGTCATGACGTTTCACCTCCGGAGATATAACTATTGTTTATATATCCATCATCACGGATAAATTTTCGAAGGTTACGCTCTAAAGATTCGAGTCGTTCTATATTCGTCTTATAGTTAGCTTGGATGTTCTTTTCTTCCTTACTACCAATAATTCTTGCAGTATTAATCGCATTATCAACCTGTGGCTTTAACCAACCGATTACCATATATTGAGCAAAAATATTTATTACAAAATCATCATCTGATTCCTGATCTGATGGATTATTGAGAGAGTATGTCAACTCTAGTAATCTATCATCCAATTTTAACTGAGAAAATTTCTTCTTAATATATGGCTTCGATGCAGCGTCATGTAACCATGAACGCATACGATCATATGCGAAATCTTGCGGTAATTTATAGAAATTTGGATCATCCATTAGATTATAAAATCTATTAAATATTTCATCGTAGGTCATATAGCACCTCCGATCTTATTAATTACATTTTCAGATCAAAACGAGTACCACAAACTTTGTCAATGATTTTCGCTTTGTTCCACTGTTCAAATGTACCGTTTTCCATCTGTGTAGCATAAGTAGTGATAATTCTATTTTTAGCTGTAATTGGAAGCTGAATAAATGCTTTTTCAAAGTCACGATATGGAAGGTTCATTACTTTCTCAATATCTTTTTCATTAAACATATTTTCATAAACTTCCTTTACTTCAAACCAGTGCTCGTCATTTATAAGATTTTCATCCTCAATAATAATATCTGGATCAAATATAGAACCTTTATGCTGAAGCATTGCAGCTTTTAAATCCTGATATTCAATATTTCGTCTATCACCAGCACCATTAAACGCATATGTCATGTGTGTATGATCACCTGTAAACAAGAGCACACCAGCAAAAAGTGACCTACATGGAATCATTTCCTCTGGTCTATAATCTGCATCTGTTTTTACTACTTTTTTAGGTTCTTTTACCTCTACTTTTTCAGGTTCATCCTGAACCGTAATATAATTGGCTCTTACCATTTCAATTGCTTCGTCAGAAAGTGGAGTCATATGATTTTTCACAGGAACTTCGTTTTCCTTTAATAACGCTACAACATCTGAACTTGGTACACCAATTTCTTTTGCAAGCTCAAAAACTTTCATAGTTATTTTTCCTTTCATTCATAAAAATAGGAGTGTAGTAAACAACCACACTCCTAAATATTTTTATATTAGACGAAATTACGCCTCAAGAGTCCATGTACCAAAACGTACATTAGTCATTGTCTCAAGACCCATGCAAGTTCTAATACGGTAATCTTTTGTCTCATCACCAGTCTCGCCCATTTCGTTTCTTTCAAATGTTGCATCAGAACCTTCATAAACGAACTTAACGAACTTATCAATATTATTAGGCATAATCAGAAGTTTCTTATCATCTTCCAGATAGTGCTCAACATCATTGTAAGCAAATGCCTGTGGAATCTCTACAATTTCTGTTCCTTCGAATGATCCAAGACGACCCATTCTATAGATATCAGATTTTGCTTCATTAGAAATCCACTGTACACTACCGAAGTTCTGAAGTTCTCCAAGAGCTACCTCAGTACCCATAATTACTGCCTTAGAACCGGTAGCAAGCTGTACATCAGAGATAAGTCTTTTCAGTTTAGCTCTATTTTCAGCTTTAGCTTCACCTTTGATATTCCATTTTGTAGGAACTGGAAGCTGCTGAGATGCAGACATAACAGCATCATGAAGCATTGTATTTACATAACGATCAAATGCTTCTGTAATTTTATTAATCAGCTCATTCCAGTCTTCAACACCCTGCATAAACCTAAGAAGGCTCATGTATACGCCTAATCCAAAGTAGCTTGTACTAACTGTGCGAGTCTGTCCTGCGCCAAGTCTCTGACGTTCAATTGCGTGCTGTCCACCAGAAAGTTTTGCTACAGTAAGAATACAATCATCTTTAATGTAGAAACTGTTTTTCTCTCCGATTGTTGTATTCTTAAAATCAACATATTTTCTAAAGAATGGATCTGCTGACCAACCTGTTACCAATGTGTCATCAATTGTGTCCTCGATAATCTCGAATAACGCTTCTCTTACTGCAGTTCTTCCTAAAGCACGTTTAATCTGAATATCAGTTGCGTCCTCGGAAAGTCCTGCAATTTCTCTAAATTTTGTTCTAATTACAGTATTGGCATCTGCTACAGACTGGTTCTGAAGTGTGCCATTATATGTATCAATACAAATTTTTGTAAAAGTTTTAATATCTTTTGCGTCTTTAAATTTTCTTGATTTAAATCAGTATATTCAGCAAATAATAATTTTCTCATTATGATATATCCTCCTTTCTATTAGGCTTCAACAGCAGCATTTCTCTTAACGAATACTGCATATTCACCGTTTGGCCACTGCTTGTAGATATAGCCAACAAAACCATGTGTCACAGTTGTTTTATTTGGATCTTCTGCAGCAGTTGTTAATTTGAAACCAGTTCCATCAACAACAACATATTTTCCAACCTCAACCTCTGTTTCGTCCTTGAAAGCTTCTTTAGAAAGGCTAAATCTGTCTGTTTCGAATGTTTCAAATGCACGAATTCTTTCTCCCTGACCAATAAAATACTGGGATTCTTCCTGCATTCTCTTCGTGTACTCTTCGTAGATTTTTACATCATTTGCAAGGATTACGATTTTATCTGTAATCTTTGGTGCTTCTACTTTAAATACATCGTCCTCTACATAATTTTCTGGCTTCAGAACAGATACAGAGCCATTTTCCATCTCTGCATCTTCATTAACCATTGTGTAAAATGCACTTGGAATATCAGTTGCATGCATTAATGTGGCATGAAATACGCCATGTTTGTCGTATAAATATTTTTCGAAATTAGATGCCATTTCGGTTTCCTCCTTTAATATTTTTAGGCAATAAAAAAGAACCTCCACTATAGAAGGTTCTGAATGATTTTAAATTCGTTTCCAATGAAGAACTGTTCCGTTATCTAAATGACCAGTATATTTAATACGTCCAGATAAATAACTACTTACACATCCACCATATTTTTTATCCGCTGCATCCATAGAATTAAATATTTCACCTGTTTCAATACATTTAACAGGAGTTCGATTAAATCCGTTTGGATTATTTTCATTTCGCTGTTTGTTTTTTTCGTAACCGAGAGCAAGCGATTGTTTTTTTAGATCTTTATAATCCATATTAAGATATCCTGATTCACAAGCAGTTTTTAAATACCTGCTTACAGTGGTGTTTGATATTTCAAGCTTTTCGGCTATTTCAACAAAACTTCGCATTCCTTGTTTAACTAAGTCACAAACTGAAATAAATATAGATTTTTCTGCAACGACACGGCATAAAGAAAAGTTTATTTTTGATAAATTTAAGATTTGAGCCACTTCAGAAATTAAAATATGTTCTTTTATATAATCATATCTATTTTCTATATTAACATAATTGCAATTAACTCGAATTACTTTTATATTATGTAATTTTGCTAATACGTCTTTCTTATCATCAATTTGTTTTCCAGCAATATCTTGTTTACCATTGAGAGTAAAATTCCCATGTCCAAGTCCGCCATCCATTTCAACAATATATTCTTTATTATTCACTTTAAAATAAAAATCATATCTATATGGATGTGCCCAATCTGGATTATATTGATGTATATAATCAACTTTAAGTTGGTTTAATATTGACTTCATGAATTTTTCTGCATAACTAAACCCATCACTACAATATTTACATTGTAACCCATGTTTATGTACCTCGTTTCCAGATTTATATATTTCATTACCACAAACAGGACATATAAAATATATTTTCTTATTTGTATTCGTTTTATACCTATAAGCATCCTCTGGATCTTTAAGTAATGGTATTAACTCCGGATTTGTTGTTGCCATGTCATTTATGCCAGGAATTACATCAGTATATAAATTACAAAAACATTTTGGACAATTTAAATGTTCTTTTTCTGGCATTATATTTTTAGGTTTTTTCTCAAATTCATATCCACAGCTGTGTCTAATTTTAATAAAATCAGAAGCACTTATATATTGAGAAATAAGTGTATACTCATTTTTATCAAACTTGTTATAAAACTTTTCTTGAAATTCTTCATTAGTTAATATAGTACCCATAAAATAAACCTCTCTTTCAATTAAAAAAGAACCCTAAAAGTTCTTTTTATTTTTTTACTTCTGTATTTTTACAAGAAGTATTCTCAATATTTTCGAACTTAGGATTCTTCCTATTCTTAACATACTTGTGTTCCGTTTTAGGACGTTTGTTAAGATAATCAATCAACTCATCTGTATATAAGAACATCCAAAATTCTCTATTGGTAGATGGATTGACTGATCGTGCAATATATCTTTGATGTGCATTCTCCATAAGCTCCTTTCTAAGAGTAGGAGAGTAGCAATAAAATACATCACTCATAAATAAATACCTCGTTCAACTATAAAATTTTTTCTATATTCAGTTGTTATAATTTACTTCTAAATTATTTTCTAAGAGATTTAAAATAATCTCCATAAGGTGAATTCTCATTATCAGCTTCTGGTTTTTCAGAACCAACACCGAATGTCATTCCACCGTTAAATTTCTTTTTGGATTTTGTTTCAGAAGTGTGTGCAGAAAAAGTACCTGCATTAGATGTGATAAAGTCAGCAAAAATAACTTTCGCTTCTTTTTCAAGATCAACAAGACTGTACTGGTCCATGTTCTCAACAAGAGTCTTGAACTCATCTGTGTCTCTCAGATCATTGTATTTCTCCGCATTAAGAATTTCTTCTCTCTGTGTATGAAGTTTTGCAAATTCTGCATTTTCTTTGTATTCAACAAGAGATGCATAATTACTTCTCATCGCTTCAACTTCATCCAATTCCTCTTTGGTAAGATATGTAGCGTATACTTCTACACGATCACCGGTAAGAGAGAAGTTATCTCCATCCTGGGAATATGTCTGCTTGTAAGCAATACCTGTCCAATAATCAGACATAATCAGATAGTTCTCATAAACTTTAACGGAATACCAGCAGTTATCTGATTCACCATACTGAGTATTTACCAGATCAGATAATGCCCAAATTTTCTCATCAAGGGCAATTTCAAAGTTTGCGGATTTCTCATCAACGGTAATAGAGTATTTCTTCTTCTTTTTACCATCTGTTCCGCAAGCCTCTTCCTCAACTGGATTTTCTTCAGACCCATCAGATGTTGTAACAGGCTCATCTTCGGATACCAGATTTTCTTCCTGGGTTTCGCCAGCTCCCTCTTCATTTACTGGTTCTTCTACAGGATCAGCGTCACCATTACCTTCGTCTGCATTTTCATCAGAAGTAGGTTCTGGATCAGAGTTACCATCAGTTGTACCTGCATCACCGGTTCCATCATCAGAAGCTGCGCCACCGTCATCATCAAATGTTTCTGTAAATTTCTGTTCAAGCTCTTCGTCAGATAATCCCTCGTAATCAAAGGTAATATCCTCGGCTGTTACATTATATTTCTTAAGTAATTCTTCAAATTTCACCAGATCATTTCCTCCTTTCTGATTAATTTGTGTATTATTATTGAAACAAACCTTTTCTAACTTGGATTCAATGTTAGAAAGTCTAGTCTGTAAATCAATCAAAACTGAATTATGTGCTTCACTAAAATCAACAATATCTGCTCTGGAACCTTCCATTCCTTCTGCAATTTCCTGTTTTTCTCCATTAACATCACGAGAACCCAAGAATGTTGAAGCATTTAAATAAAAATCATCTAAATCAAGAACTTTTTCTTTTGCATCATAAGATAATTCTTCAATGACAAGCTCACAACTATTTTTAGTACCGTTTTTTTCTTCAAGTATAGAAGTAGTGCGAGTGTAGTCTTCAGCAATATAAGCATAAGCACATACAAAGTCTTTATCTAATTTATCATCATGTTCCCAAAATGCTGGTTCAGAAGAGAATGATCCAACTTGAGATTCAATATATACTGTTTCATCTTCACCAGTTTCTTCGTTTCTGACAGTTTTCATTTCGTGACCTTCGAAATCCCAGGAACCATCGTCAAGCTGATGAATAGCTGCGAGTACCGGTCTGTCTGGGATTGTTTTCATTGCACGTTCTGCAGCTTCTTTAGAAACACGAGATTTATTTCGATTTACTCCAGTATGGAAAATTTTAATTTTAACTTTTTTCATACCACGATGATTTTCATCAACAGAATCTTCCGATTCAAAAGTAGTAGGAACTTTTACTGCAAGTTTATATCCTGTTTCATTTGAACTGAATTTTGCAAATTTCTGTTCCTCACAAAATTTGACTAAATCATCAATGGTGAGTAGTGTTTTGTTTCGCATATTTGGTATTTACCTCCTTTCTGAAAATTTCTATATAATAGCCCTTAGAAAAGAGGACTAAACACACATAATATTTGTGAATTTTACTTTAGATATATCAATGTCATTTTCAGCAAAATTCATCTTATTGTTATTTACAAACATATAAAAATGAGCAGGTGTCTGAACCTCTATATAACCTAGAGTGATCAACTGCTCACGAACTTCTTTATCATATGTAAAAATAAATTTTTTATCTTTCATTATTTATCACTCATTTCCACGTTCTTTGGATTTACTACCAGAGTCGGTTAGATCATCAGAATCTTTACTTGGGGCACCGCCATTGATTGGGTCTGTATCTGTAGTAGAAGTATCACCAGATTGCGTATAACTTGTACTAAGTGGATTGCTCATCAAATCAACAAGTCCTAAATCACGCTCAAGCTTAAGCATAGACATTTGCTCAAGAAGTGTATTTCCATCAAGGACACCAACTGACATTCTTGGTAATCCATTCTGGGCAGATTCAATAAGTTCTTTACGTTTTGCTTTTCTTGTATAAGGACAAACACCATCTATGTACTTAAAGTATCCATGTCCAGTTCCAACAACATAGTTAAAATATAAATTTAGATATCTCTGCACTTGAGGTAATAATGTACTTTGACCATATTTCATATCTGCAATAATCTGTGCTTCATAAATTGTTGTTCCAGATTTATCTGAGTCAAGAATTACACCACCAATATGTTTGAAAATATTAGATATTGAATTGGAAACCATATCTGTATCATCTGTATTATTCAGATCTTTGAATTCAATTGTGTCAATTTCCATAGGAGAGAGCACAACATTAACACATGGCGGAACATTAGCTGCAAGTTTGTTATAATATTTTAATGCGGTATCCGGATCAATCTCAAAATCGTCCGGATCAGAAGTACCACTTAATGGTTTTAGTCTAGCTACAAGAAGTTTATAAGCACTAAGTTCGTCCTTAACGGCCTGAATCTCTAACAGATCAATATTATTTATAATCGTCTGAAATAAACTCGCTAGTGGACTGTAATCCATAGTCGGATCATCACTATTTACCTTAAAACAAACTTGTCTTTCAGGTTCAAGTTCCTGCCATCTTAATGTAGAATCTTTCTGATATGCTTCATATTTAGACTTAAATTCAGAATCCCAATATTCAAGATATGCTTCATGTGATCTGAAATAAGAAAAGTCAAATGCAAATCTGAATACACCTGCTTCAACAGAAGATACTCTACAATAATCTCCATCAAGAATCTGATAGAAACAAGTTCCACCTTCCTGATCAGAATCATCATAAACATATGCGTACACAGAGTCTTCACGCCAAGCTACAAGAAGTAGTTTTACAAGTTCACTGGCAAAATCCATGCGTTGCCAACGAATCATAGTCTCATACCAAGTATTAGTACGTTCCTCTGGAGTCATTTCCTGCGTAGGATCATCCAATGGGATAATATTGAACGCATCTCCACAAATCATAGTCGCATAGTGTAAACAGATACGTCTGTACTCATAGCAAAGTCTGTACAGATACCGGCTTAAATTCCTTAACTGAGACTCGTATGATTTTGGTGATTTCATATAAGTACGAAGTGTTTCCCTGGAATATGTCTGGAAAGTACGCGATTCAGTTTTTGACAAATCGGTAAGCTGCAATGCGTCTATCATAGCCTTTGTGGTTTTTGCCATTTCAAGCACACGTTCATGTTTCGTAAGTGTTGTTGACATTTCAGCTACAGTTTTCTTCCCTTTTGGTGTATCAATAGTTGGAACAGTGGCTGATTTGTTTAATAGTAATTTATCAACTTTGTCCAGTTTCTTTGTTTGATTTCTAGTTATGGTTGATTTTGTATTGACTGTTTTAGTTATTTTAGGAGCTACCTTTGACTTCGAAGTAGAAGTTGAGGCAGCTGTATTAACGGTTTTATTTGAAATAGGTGTACCGTCCTGCACCTTTGGCTTATTTTTACTACCTTTGGGTCTACCCATTGGTACACCTTCCTTTCTATTTATTGTTTTTGATTTTGATTAGTTGGAATTTATTTTAAGAAGTAAGAAGTGGGAGAGTAGTGGGTGTTGATGTGGTTAGAATGGATTGGTTATTAATCGAAATAAGAATGACGCTTCGCTGTACGGATTGGTAAGATGTCAGCGAGGTTTGAAGTTGACTTTTTCTTTTTACCTGTAATACTTTTTCTTCGTTCTTGCATAAGAGCATAAGATATTAGACAGGCTGTATACGAACGGTCATCATGCATTTTATTAGCTTTTTCTGGTGAAAGCTCAAATGAGTCCTTTCCGGATTCACGTTTCTTACGAACCATATTAACAAGTTCTTCTTTTAATGCATCAATATTAGTAAGAGCAAGCTTATCTGCCCAGTCAAGTTTTACAATTTTAGTCTTTACCGATTGAACTTTAGAAAGTTCTTCTCGAAGCTGTTTTTCAAACTCTTCCTCATTAAGTTTTTGCTTCTTTAATTCAGAAATAATTCTAGTTTTTTCTTTCTTTAAAAGTTTTTCATCTATATCAAACATAGATAGATAATCTTTATTATCATAAGAGGCAGTAAAACTAATTTTATCCTGGTTCATAAGTTCAATCATTGCTTCATACATTTCTGATTTATATGCAGCTGGTGCCATTAAATGTAATTTATTCACAGCGTTTGGAAATTTCTTCACATATTCAGCTGAATACTCTTTATCAATTAGACCTCTATGAATAATTCCTTTATCATCTACCCAATCTTCCATAAGATAATCCGCTATATTAACACCTGCTCCACCAGAACCAGCATCAATATAAACACCTACAATATTATCATAATTATCTGCACCACCATTGTAATCAAGAATAAGCTGTTTTAAATATTTAACTTGATCTGGTGTTTGCATTGGTGATTTAATTTTCTTTCCGACATCTATAAGATTTACACAGTTTACAATTCGCATTCTTTTGTCAATAGTACCATCAACTTGTTCAAAGTCGTAAATTTCTCCAACAGTAATAACACTATTGTCTCTGCTTCTAGCCGGATCAAAGCCTATGGCAAAACGTTTGTTCCCTGTATCATTGTATAGAAGTGGTTTTCTTACTTCCTCATTTCTCGTAATAACACCACGTTTGATAATTGCATCACTACCTGCCTGGGTACTAAAAATGCAATAGTATTCACGCAATGCTTTTTCTGGATTTGTTCTCATCGCTGCCTCTATAGTAGATTTACTATAAAGTGGAGCAATTAACTTTCCATGTTTTGTTGGCTTTAATACTATTTCGCAATCAATTTGTGCAACGAAATAATCAGTGTCCCCCATAATCATTCGTTTTGAGAAATCTCTATATAGCTTATAAAATTCTGTATCAACACTGGATGCAGAACTGATATAAAACAGCTGATTTTGTACAGGAGATGGGATTGCACGAAGTCTATTAATATCAATAGAATTACCATCTCTATCCTTACCGGTAGCAAAACCTTTATTTACAATAACAAATGCAGCGTATGTATGCATCATATCAGCATCAAGGAAACCGCACTCATCAAAACAGCAAAAATTGCTCCGGGCACCTCTTTTCTTATCAACATTACTATTTAATGTCTTTGTCATTGAACCATTATAAAGTGAATAAGAGAATCCATCAGATGAATGACTAAATCCGTCTCCTGCAGCATTTTTTATTTCAACTTCATTTTTAAAAATATATCCAGTAGATCCCATCATACTTTCAATATTGTCATTAGCCAATTTTTCAAGAGTAGTAAATGTCTGTTCTGCCTGTGAACCAGAACCACTTGCTATATAACTCCAGTAATTAGTAAAAAGCATATCCTTAGACATAATTACAATATCAGTTATTGTGCTTTTTCCAAAACCACGGCTACATACAAGTAACACATTTGGGCACATCCATGCTCTTTGAACTATGTATGCCTGTGCATCTAGTAATTCTATATTAAAAAAATCATCTATAAATTTTACTGGATTAGCCTGATAATATTTTTGGATTTCTGCTAAAGATATAAGAGATTCTATTTTACGTTGTGATAGAGCGTATGTACCACGTTTTACATAAACATCATATTTATAATTATTATCAAAAATATCATTAAGATATTGCTTTTTTATTCCAGATACTTGTTTTAATTTATATTTACTATAATCAATTTGTGAGGTTATCTGATTGATTGTTTTCTCCGCTTTCGGATTGATCATCATCGCTGTCAACCTCCTGTTCGCCTAATTCATCTGCGGAGAAATAGGCATATAAATTATCCAAATCAACTAAATTATTTTGATCAAGTAACCCATTTTCCTTAAGTACATCTTTTAAATCAATATTTTCTCTTAGTAAGATCCTAGAAATTTCTTTGTAATGTTTACAATCTTCCTGTGATTTTCGGACCATAACACGTTGTTCTGCAACAATATCAGACCATTCTGATTCATCTAAATGAAGCTGCTTCATAATAGAAGCATCACTCATTTCCATAACCTGTTGCATACCTTTACATGTCCAAATATCAAAACCATTTACTTCACCTTCACGAAGATTAAGATCTTTTATTTTTTTAATCTTACCAGTCCAGGTATTTTCGCCTTTCTTTGCATTTTTATTATTTCTTAGAGAAATACAGCTCTCTGCTGCAAGACTTGTTATAACAGAAGATACTTTACTTTTACTATCCTGAAGAGATTTAATGGTTGCTGAATTTTTCTCAATATTATCAATATCAACCATGGCTTTTGAAATTGCGTTATCAAGTTTAGACTGTTGCAGAAACCCTCTTACAATAGAAATACATGAAGCATTTCTCATCATATCATCATTTCCATCGCCACCAGCATCTATAAGACCAATTAACTGTGCATATAAAAATGGTTGGTCAGTAACTTCTTCAAATTCAAACGGATCGTATCCTAAAAGTCTAATAACATCTTTTTTATTTTTGTGAAAATCTTGCAATGTTTCAGGACTCATTTTGTTTAATATGTCATTATTTGAACTATGCTCTTCCTTAATTTTAACATTCTCGTTATCTTCATCTGAGTCCCTATATGTAAGAGTGTAATATTGTGGCATAGCAATATTTTTCACATAAGAATCAAATGGAGTTTCACGAGTTTTACCAGAATGTAAATTTTCAGACTCAGTAACACTAGAATCCCAAACTTCTTTTAAGAACGGTTTATTAAGATAGGAGAGTGCAAATTTCATACTTTCCTCAGTACAATATTTTTCTCCTGTTTTATCACTTAACACAGCTAATTCTTTTGCACAATCCTTACAGATTGAAGTAACACCAAGTTTATTAAGTGGATCTGTACTTGTGTAAAATTTATATTTTGGTTTTAATTTTCCACAAATATAACAAGTTGCATAATTATTTCTAAGCTCATTGATTTCTGCATTTAACTTATCTATTTCTGCTTGAGACTCTTTAAGCTTTAATCTTGCCTGGGCAGCTGTTAGTTTTGCTGGTGCTATTATTTTCTTTTCAGTAGCCGTAACAGCCACCTCCTTTTTATCATAAAATAAGAGACGGTTTACGCCGCCCCTTTTAATTCGTTAATATAATTAATTACTATAGTCTCTATATTACATTTTTCCCAATATGGGATTCTAAGCAATTTAATATTATTGCTTTTACAATATTCGTCTTTTATTTTATCTCTACGTTTAGTATTTTCAAAATTTAATATACTTGTTTTTTTTGAGTATGGACCAAACCTAATTGGCATATAATGCTGTTCTCCATCATATTCTATTAAACCTAGTAATTTTTCGTTATCATAAATTCCAAAGTCAAAACGTAATGGAGCTACATCAATACAATCTTTAAAAGAAACTTGTTTATTATATTTGCAATTTTCTTTTTCTAAAATATTTCCTATAATTTTTTCATTTTTTGAAGCAATGCAACCACAACTTATTGTGTGTCCATTTTTTAAATTTCCAGAACTAACAACAACATGATTCCCACATTCACATAGACATTCCCATTGAACAGAAAATGATCCATTCGGATGAATTAAATTATCAGAACGCTTAACCACTGTTAACATTCCAAACTTTTGTCCTGTTAAATTTTCAAAACTTCTTTCTGATGATATTCTGGATCGTAAACAACCGCATGATTTTGCTTGACCATTTCTTAAATTACTTTGTGAAATAATTTTTACATTCCCACAGCTACACTTGCAATTCCATTGTGTGTTTTGAAATCCATTTGGTGATATGTAATTTTCAGCTCTACCAAGAACTGTTAATTGTCCAAACTGCATACCTGTTAAATCAATTAAACACCTCTCAGATGTATTTTGATTTCTTTTACATCCACATCCTTTAGTATGCCCTGATGTTAAATTAGAAGATTCTACTATAGTTTCATTTCCACAATCACACCGACATAGCCATTTTACTTTTTTCCTATTTGGATGTACTAAATCATCAACCCTTTTTATAACAATTAGTGTACCAAAACGCTGTCCTGTAAGATCCTTAAAATTTGGCGGTGTATGTTTTACACATCCACAATGAGTCTTTTTACCATTACGCAATTTTGCACCATCTGCAATACAATCGTTACCACAGTCACAAATACATTTCCAATAAATTCTATCTTTTTGTTTATGGTCAATTTCTTTTGCAACTAATTTTCCAAAACGTTGACCTGTCAAATCAATAAATTTCATATAACCAACTTCTCCAATCAAAATAATTATCTAATTTAATAAGAAGAGTGCAGCATTTCGCTACACTCAAAATTACTTCTACAATGCGATTGGAACCTACCCAATCATGCATAACATTGGAGAAAACAATATCTACTACAGGCTTTGAACCTGTATCTGATGGCACAACAAAATGTCCGTCCGTCATAACCATTTAGACCAAGTAGACAAAATTCTTTAAATGCAAACGGATAGTACGACCATCTATTTCTCTTGTTACCTACTTACAATTATGTTATCCATGGTTCAAAATTGTTTTCAGATTTGGATCAATCCAGATAGCTTCAATCCACTTGCCACACAAGCTCAAATCTGGTTTACTGTACACAACGCCCCAGTAAAAATGTTCATTATTTTTTCCTGTCACCGGTATGCAAAATCTACACCATGCCTCCGGTGGAATACTATGTCGTATATAGGAAAGTTGGAATGTAGGGACTTGAACCCTAGACTTCCTGAACCCAAATCAGGCGCTCTACCAAACTGAGCTACATCCCAAGATGCTGGACCGAAGCCCAGCTTGGAGAAATAATCATGAAAATGAAAAATACAAAGAAAAGAGAAGATTAATAGAATAGGACGGTAGTCCTATAAACGTGTGGAGTAAGATTCGAACTTACGGACCGCCATTTCTGACGGTCTCTCGATTAGTAATCGAGTGCAATTAGCCAAACTCTGCCATCCACACAAAATTTAGATTTTATACTGTGTTCACCATTTTATATATACCTCCATGCCTTTTTTATAAGGACTTTATTAGGATAAAAACGTAGGCGGAAGGATTTGAACCCTCGGACCTGTTACAGCCTCTTGGTTTCAAGCCAAGCGCAATAAGCCTCTCTGCCACGCCTACAGAATTGACAAGCATTTCCTCTTGTCCTGTGGAGGTTTCACCGTTTTGTATTTGCTTCGATTTGTAAAAAGCAAATTCTAGTGAGTAACACTATTCTCACTCTTTAGCTGCAAAATCAGCTATAGTATAAATACTAAGACAGCACACAGCTATTAATGGATGGAGAAGGATTCGAACCTTCGAAGGCAGAGCCGCCTGATTTACAGTCAGGAGCGTTTGACCACTTCGCTATCCATCCAAAATGCTCATAGAGAGATTCGAACTCACACTTCACAGAGCTTAAATCTGTTGTCTCTGCCAATTGGACTATATGAGCAAAACCACATTCTGATTAACCAATCAACGGAGTAGAACCGTTAGGGCAGTGTACCTGGATTTGAACCAGGAATCTTCATTTGTATATTTACCATAATTTAAATATGACGCTTTACCATTAAGCTATACCTGCCAGATTGCAATGTTTCTTTTGCGCACATCGCGAAGCGCATTTATGTAATTGCGTAGTTATTTCGCTGTCCGCCAGCTATCCTGACTAAATCAGGAAGAGTATTATTTGCTTCCGCTCAGTCGGAAGGTTTCAGCCTAAACGCTGTATGATGAATCACGGATTATTCTACATCGGCTACGCGCGAATAACTTTGAGGCACTTGTCAACTATGTCATTCTCCGATGGCAGACGCTCCTTATCTGCGTAACAGAATATTTCTATTCTGGGCAATATAATAGAAGAGAAGTTATTTAAACATTCCGGCTTTTCTCAATCGTTCTCTAGCCTCTCGAATTTCTTTCGTATGATCACCAATAGGAGTCTGTGATCTTTCATAAATTTTTTTTGCTTTTTTGCCTGTTATAACCATAATAGGGCTTTGTTGTCCGTTGAACATTGCTTACCTCCAATATGTACTTCTTGATTCTATATTGAATTTATTCTCTAAATAGCGTAATATATTGATTTAACAGGTCATCTACCTTCCGCTTCAGAGATAATAGAAAGGCAAGGTGATTCATATGAGTTATCCTAGTCCAATTTATTGTGTCTACGTTCATGCATACACTCGTGTAAGGTTCGGCAGAACTGAGCATGTTTGTGCGCACTGGCGTAGGCTGCCACTCTGTGCGTAAACACAGACCCCTCGCGGCACTCTGAAAATGTAGCGATTGAACTCTCTGATAAAAGTTCGTAACTATATAACTAGGAAGTAGATGGCTTGTTATCTCTGATATGTTTTTGTAGGCTTCGTAACCTCTATTATGTACTTCTAAATAACCTATTCGGTTATTCCAAACATTTCATTAATAGTATCTTCCGAATGATCCTTTAAGTACCCCTGGGTTGTACTCACGTCACTGTGATGCGCAAATATTTGAATTTGCTCAAGAGAGTACTTTCTAATATTTCCATTTTCATCCACTAATCTAGTATCAGTACCTTGAGCCAAACATTCTAATCTAGCATGTCGCATACTATGTGGAAATATATTACATTCTTCTCCACGAACTTCGGAAAGAATCTTAGAAATTGAAACGATTCTATCATATAAAATATTCGGATCATTGACTGCTTCTTTATGATTACCTTGACCTTTAATCCAAAGTGAATCAATATCATCATCACCACGCCATTCCAAATATTTTCGAATGATTTCTTTTGTGTCATCCAGATAAACTAATGGAAATTTTTTTCCACGTTTTCCAACAACAACATTTGTCTTATTACCATTTAATAATCCATGCTTTTGAATCTGAAATAATTCATTTTTTCTTCCTGCAGAATCAAATCCAATAGACCATAAAACAGCCAATTGCCATTTTTCTTTTTCTACAAGAATATCTCTAACCTTAATAAATTCATCAAATGTAAAGAAGAAATCATCTTCATTATCTCGTACACGTTCTTTCGGAAGACCGGCTACTTTCTTCGCATAGTTAATTTCGTAATCGTAATCATCATCTTCTTCGCAAAATGTAAGCATACTATTTACAGCACTTTTAAGTCTATTTACTCTTGCTGCAGACATCTGACAATCATCTGAAAAGTATAAACTCAAATTACGAAAATCCTTTTTGTTCAATTCAAGAATACATCTGTTATCTAATTCCTTGAGAATATAAATAAGAATAATCTTTAAATCACTTCTATAGCCATTAATAGTTCCTTTGCTTTTTTTTCGTTGTTTATACTCAGACAGGAAGTCTTCAAGAATACGCTTATTTTCTTTATTAACCTGTTCCCATAACTCATCAGTATAAAATTTATTATAAACACGGCCTCTTTTAGCCATCCTTAATCACTTCCTTTACTAAAAATAATTAATCGTTATCTTATGTGAGATGACAGCATCAACTATCACCTCTTCAGAGAGTTTTATAATAATGGCGAAAAAAGTAATTGCCTCACGGCAAATCACCACACATAAAATAACGATTTTATAGTATCCACAGGACCATTACAGCCCTGTGGTTTATCAAAAAATGAAAAATTCTATTTATCTAGCAGCATCCTTTACAGCTTTTGCCAGTTTTGCCCTAACAGTTTTATGAGGTTTAATCATCAGGTCTTCCCCAGTGAGCGGATTGCGGCCTTTTCTTCCAGCTACATCCTTAACCTCAAGGCTTCCAAATCCAGGTACTCTAACATCCTCACCAGCTTTCAGTGTCTCCATGATAACTTCCTGAAGTGCTGTTACGATCTCACCTGTCTCCTTAATTGTCTTCTCTGCTTTAGCTGCTGTTGCTTTAATAAGTTCAGTCTTTGTCATAATTTTGTTACTCCTTTTTTTCTTCTAAAAATTTTTATAATTTTATTGTTTTTATTTATACGTGGGTCCGCCACGCTCGGCATGTTATTCAGTTGTCTATATTCGAACTGATTTTCATCAGTCAATAACAATATTGGTAGTTCCTTTGAGACCTTTTTCTTTGTCCCAAATGAAACAAATGCATTTTCTTACAGCACCAACAAATCCGGATTCGTGACTCCAGTTATCCTCGCCTGTAACAGATGGGAGATTACGAATGATTAAACCACCAAGTTCTTTAATTGCCTGTTCCGAATGAAGGTGTGCGAGATGTGCTTCATGGTATTTTGTTCTTCCAAATGCTTCTCTGGCTTCAACCTGCATTACTTTGTCTACACGTTTACCTTCTTTATCTCCATGAGCATACATAATAAGAGAATTGCCCCATTCAAAATATTTTCTTGGATGCATGTCTACATCAACAAGTACATTTGGATCTTCATGAAAATAAGCCCATAATGTCATAACTACGTGCCAAGAGCTTAAAAAATCATGGTTTCCTGGGACATACATAAGTTCAACAGGAGCAAATTTAGATAATGCAGTAATGCCATCAATAAGCATTTCAACGCATCCTTTAAACATCTCCTGATGTCTCATATTTGTGTCCTGTGCTGTACCACGAGTTGTTGTTCCTTGTACATTATCAAAATGGAGAAGGTCGTTGCCGATTGGCATAAGAATTTTTGCGACTTTTCTTGATTTAATATCCTCAATAGCCTCGGTTATAATCGTATTAAAGCATTTTTCAGCTATAATATAATCATATGCTCCGTTTGTAAGGCTTCCTGATGCGAACTTACCATAATGCAAATCCATAATTGGGATTTCATATAAAACTCCATCATCAACTTTTGGCTTTGTAAAATAATCTCTATTTTTCGGATTATAATTTCTAACTAAATCTTCGTAAAACTCTTCAATTTCAATCTGAGAAATTTCAGTTCTAGGTTTTACATTGATTTTGCTTGCATACAGATTTTTAACACCAGATTTTCCACCCTGATTCCAAATAGAGTTTCTTGCAGAGACAAGTTCCCATTCAAGTGGATCATAACCATGTGCGTTAAGTAAAAATTCAGGATTTTTCAAGTTTTCCTCATTAATCTCAATAAGTCGATCACTTGTAAAAGAGCCATCCTTATTTACATCTGTCTGTTCTTTATATCTTGGAAGCGAGAGAGGAGCCGGTTCGTCTGTAGTTGGTTCACTATTTACTTCCATTTCTTTTCTTCTTTTTTCATCAAAATATTCTTTTACGAATACGCTGCCATATACATTGCTGCAAGCGTTCCTAAGAGTATTGCGAGAAAGTGGAATAGAGTATTGATCAATAATTTCAGTCCAATCTTTATCTGAGTTTCCCTGTACTTTTGCAGTTATTTCGGCAAACGAAGCCTCATACTGTTCAGGTGTCATTCCATAATCACTTATTCTTTTTTCGAAATCCATAGGATCACCTACTCTGCGTTATCTGCATCCTCTGCAGGAATTACATCTAACTCTTCCTCAGTTTTAATCTGAGCAGTCATCTCGATATACTGATTTTTCATAGCGTTAAGAAGATCTACAACAAATATTTCTTTTTCGTCACCATTTTCATCTGTATATGTAATTGTGGAGCAATCATCAGAAAGTGTTCCTTTAATAGATAATTTATCGGTTGTATTACGTTTGAAGCTTAAACAAGACCTCATTTTATTTTCTCCTTTTAATCATAAAATTTTTTTAAATAATTTCATCCAAACTTTTAATTACTTTCTCTGCGACACCATATTTAATAGCTTCACTTGCAGATAAGTACCAATCGTTATCAAAATTTTCATAAAATACATCTTCTGGAATTTTTGTTCGTGATAATACAAAATTACCTAATTCCTCAATCTGACGCTGATAATTCATAATTGCAGCAACTACTTCATTATAATTGCCTGCAAATGATCCACCACCTTTGTGAACAAGGAATTCTGCTGTTGGGAATGTGTATCTTTCGTGACAAGAGAGATAAATAAAACATCCACTTGATGCAGCGACGCCAACATTAATTCCAATAACTTTTGTCGTACTAAGCTGAATCGTGTCTACAAGACAGTTGTTTACTTCTAATTCACCACCTGGACTGAAGAAAATCACTTTAATAGGAGTACGCTGATCAACAGGGATATTATTTTTCTTATCTTCAAAATTCCACTGCATAATCATTTTTGCATATTCAAGCGTCATTGAAGTAATTTCATCATCAATCCAAATAATTCTATTTTCATAGTTTTTATAAAACTGTAAAAGTGATGGATCTGGTAACTGTAAATTTTCGGCATTTTGTGGAATAGCAATATCTAAATATGCCATTTCCAATTTCTTTTTATCCTTTTTTTCATTCATAAGCATTACCTGCTTTCCTTTTAGTCTTTTATTTTTATAATCTCAAAAATTTAGAGTATTAAATACACTGTTTATATTCAGTATATTGTTCCATATTTTTTTCATCGATAATATCTTTATCAGATAAGTCATAACGAAATTCACCAAAATATTTGATTTCTGCTTCAGTTCTTACTTCTGCCGCTTCTTCAATTGTGTCAAATGAACCAAGATTTATATTCTTATTATCTACCTTAATTGACGCACAATATTTATTATTATTTTTTCGCACACCAATAATACCTGTACTGGACATATAAGAATAGTCTTTATTTCTGCTATTTTCAGAAGTCGTAGCTCTTCTAAGATTAATTTTTCTACAATCATATCTAACCAAATTTTTATGATCCACATCAATATTTTCTCTGTCTTCAATATCAAGCACCAAACGATGTAATCGAATAATTTTAGTTGTATATTCATCATTACTTAATGTATGTGCACAAACATAACGCCCATCATACCACCAACAATATTCCTTGATTTTTTCATAGTCTTCCTTATCAAAGAAAAAATGTGTTCCATTGCTACAATAACCAATTCCAAATTCATAAGAATCTAAATCATATTCACAATATTTTTTACCTGTTTCATATCTAGTATCTTGGTATAAGCAACCACATGATTTAATTCCGTTAGGAGTTATTAAAGAATACCTAGAATAGTAACAAATGTTTCCACATTCGCATTTACATTCCCATAAATATGCTCCACTATCAGACTTTCTTACGCTTTTTGTATTTGTCTTTTTAATAACAGTTAAACGACCAAATTTAAAACCTGTAATATCTTTAGGATAACTTTTACTTGTTATTCTTGATTTCTCTATTGCTTCTTTTGAATTTCGCGCGCATCCGCATGATTTCGTCCCATTTTTTCTAGTAAGAGACGTTGATTGTACACTTGTAGTACATCCACAGTCACATAAACAATTCCAATATACTTTACCATTAACTGTTCGTTCTTCATCCACATCAATAGCAATTAGTTTTCCAAAGCGTTGACCGGTTAGATCTTTTCTCATTTTTGGTTTCATTTCTTTACGACCTTTCTTGAACTTTTTATTTTTATATCGAAAGAGAAGATAAGTCTGTTAATAACTTTTCTGTTTCTTCAAATATAAAAATCGTTTTTTCACTATTTTTTTTATCTTTTTTTATATCAATTATTGGATTACCCATTTTTAAAAGATGTCTTGCGACACCAGGAGTAAAAATTGATTTATATTTTTTTGAATTCATTTCTACCTACTTTTCAAATAAATCAGCGAACATCTTACTTGTCTCAGATCGAACATCTTCACCAAGATAAATGCAGCCAAATTTTCTATTTCCTTTAAATTCATTACACATTTTTATAAGTGGGTTATTTGTGGTTTTAGTAAGAAGTGATTGTTTATAATCACCTGCAAGATAAATTTTGCTATTTTCACCAAGACGTGTTCCAATAAGACGAATCTGACTTTCTGTTAAATCTTCAGCCTCGTCACAGACAATAATTGTTTCGTTATAAGTTGTCCCCTTCATATAAAATGGAATATTAGTGTCAAGAACTCCAGAAGTTTTAAGACTTTGCAATTCAAACTCGCCACCATTAAGAGACTGAGTTAATGGTTCAAAAAATCTTCCAACTTTATCCTCCATTTCACCTGGGAGAAATCCAATTTCTTTACCTTCACCCATTGTTTCTCTAACTCCAAGAATTTTACTTGCACGACCTTTTTCTCGAACATTGTATAGTGCCATTTGCATGGAAAGATAAGTTTTGCCAGATCCGTAACCTCCTAGAATTGCAGCAATTGTAATGTCTGGATTGTTTAAAATGTCCAAAGCGCAACGCTGAAGAGAATTTTTAGCCTTAATATACTTGGAAGATGGAAGTTTAAGAGCAACAAAATTTTCACCATCAAAACGCATCTCTTTTGAGGTTCCATCATCAGTGTTTTCAATAATTAAATACTCATTAATGGACCACTTGGATAAATCCATGTCTTCCATAATTTTATTAATGGTTCCTGTATTACCGTTTATGATCTGATAACCTTTATAAATTTTATCTGTATTTTCAATAGCACTTTCAACATTTAATCCAAAAATCCATTTAGCAATCGTTTTACATGCAAGATCATTGGTAACAAAAACAACATTTTCAATTGTAAAAGCACATGCGCAAATCTGATTATCTGGGGAATTTTCAAGACCTTTTGATTCAATAATAGATAGGATAGAATTATCTGTTATAACAACTTTATACTTGTCAGTATTTTCATCTAAGATATGTAATATTTTACGTGATTTATATTTTGTTTCTTCATCTTTATTTCTTGATACTTTAATATGCTCTAATTCTTGAAGGGTAGTAGAGCTAATGTAAAAATAACTGTCTAATACATTTTCCTGTAATGCTAAAACAGCATTTGTATCATAAAATTTTACTTTTGCTTCGATGGTAAATAACCACCTTTCCTTTAAGTATTTCGCCTTGTGCGATGTATTCAGTTGTATTTTCTTTATTATTTTAATTTTTCCGCCTTATCAGCGTACCAATCTTCAATGTACCTCTTATTTCCACAGGTTTTATAATACCCCACATGGTACCCTCTGGAATTCATATACCCTCCTGAGTATGGCTTTAAGATTTTTTTATCAATAAGGGACTGGATACCCTCTTTTGTAATTGTTTTAATAACAATACACACCTTTCGTTCTAAATTTCCTCGTAAGAGAGGATAATAATGCTACGCCTGAGAGTTGAACTCAGTTCACCAAGCTCATGAGGCTCAGTTAGATTCCGACCTACCGCCAGCTTTGTATCAATTCAAACTACAACTGGACCAGTTACATAGCCTAGTCCAGCCGCAGTCGCAATTTGTGAATGGTCACCCAGACACTCACCTCACCCCTGTGAGCTGTTTGTACATTTTAATTCGCGAACCCATATTTATTACACGCACTCGGCAACAGCGTGGGAGTTTACTTGCACAACTCTGCGCTTTCTTTTACTCTCCATAGTAGGGAAATTGTTCGATATGCCGGAAACCCTTGTTTTATATAGGAACTCGGCGTGTCAAAAAGTGCCGAATGCAGTAATTAAATGAATTTTAATTACCTTCAATTAAAATTTAACAGTAAATTTTTCTTTGTTCATTTTATAAAGTAAGTTTTAATATTTTTCTTGAATATTTCTCTGGTGAATAGTCTCGTTTTAAAACTATTTCCAACTTCTTTACTAATTCCAAAAGATAATTCTATTAATCGATTTATA